GCAACACCGACCCCGTATGGAAGAAGGCAAAGCTTATGGCCCACGAGGTTCAGACCACCAGCTTTGTGGATCGGCATCTGTCCCGTCTGTCTCCCGCTGCCTATGCAGCCAAGTGCCAGGGCTATGCCTTGAAGTCTCTGATGCGCGAAGTCAACAATCTGATCTGTAACGGCGACAGCCTGGGTTCTCATGAGATTTTCGGCATCACCAACGCAAAGAACACGGATAGCGAAGACATTTTCGCTACCGTTTCCGGTATCACTGCCATCGATGCCGATACCCTGCGTACCCTGGTCTTCGGCTACGGCGGTGATGAGGAAGTGTCTTCCCAGGCCCGTCTGGTTCTGAACAAAACCAGCCTGGATGCATTTGGCAAGATCAAGCTGGGAACCGATGACAATCGGAAACTCTACAGAATCACCCAGAACGGCAACACCGGTACCATTGAAGAAGGCGGTCTGATCGTTCCCTTTACCATCAGCTCTGCCATCGGTGACAAGACCATCGGCTACGGTGATCCTTTGGCGTACCTGCTGGCCCTGTTCGGCCCCTACTCCATCCGTGTGGATGAGAGCGTCAAGTCCGTTGAGCGTATGATCGCCATCCTGGGAGATGTCCTGGTGGGCGGTAACTTGACGGTTGACAAGGGCTTCTCCATTGCTACCTGGGGAGAATAAGGCGGTGATGCGCAGTGAAAAGCGTAAGCCCGGAGGAACTGTACCTCTATTGCAAGATCGATGACGTTGAGGAGCAGCAGCGCTTAGCCGATTCCATTGCGGAAGCGAAGGAGGCCTATCTGCTTCGGCAGAATATTCCGCTGAACGATTCCACTCGGGAGCGCTTTGCTCTGTGCGTCAAGGCTATGACCCTGCATGAACTGGATCACCCTGGGGAGGCAACTCCCCAGGGCATCCGGGAAAAAATCAACGATTTGAAGTTTAACCATTAAGGAGGTTATCCATGGTTTTACCAAAGAAAACTACCGGCTCTGGTACCAAGGCATTTTTCTCCGGCGACAAGACCGACTGGAAGGAATTTGCCAGCATTTCCAAAATTTCGCCTCCCTCCATGTCCCGAGGTACCGTAGAGGTTACGGACATGAATAGCTATGAAAACAACAATCAGTTCAAGGAGTACCTGGGTGACTTCATCGAGGCGGAGGAAATGTCCATTGAAGGCTATTTCGTCAAAGACGATGAGGGCCGGGAAGCCCTGGAAGCTGCGTTCTATGCCGGCACCAACTGTTATATCAAGATCCAGCTTCCTCCCGCTATCGGGCAGGACATGATTGTCGGCGGCGTCCTGACCAAGTATCAGGCGATTGGCGAAATTTCCACCTCTGCCGGCATCCCCTTTACGCTGTCCATGAAGCCCAACGGAAAGCCCGAAATGTCGCCTACCGCTGCGCAGGCCAGCGTCACCCATCAGACGGGTGAAAACTCCCAGACTACTTAAGGAGTGAAAGTTATGAAAAGTATGAAGCTTACCCTGGGCGATGCAACGGTGCATCTTCGGCTGAGTGCGCTGACCCTTGCCCAGTATGCAAAGGATATCGGATCTTCCGGAAATACCCTGTTTGCGGTGATGGATGCCCTGGACGATATGGACAAGCAGGGGGCGCTGTTTACTGCTGCCTTAACCTTCAAGGGGAATGAGAACAACGTGCAGTCCGGCTACGCACTGATCGACATGCTGGCAGATGCCGAGTATGGCCCCATTGAGGTGAAGGAGCTGATCGTCAACCTGGCAGTGGATGCCGGCATCATCAGCAAGGTGGACGCCGCAAAGCTGGTGGCGGCCATCAAGACCGGCAGCGAAAAGCTGTACGATGCTGCCGTTGCCGTCCTTTCCGGTGATATGTCCAAGCTTCCTGCCCAGCCGGAACAGACCGCTGATGCTACGGAGGAAAACCCTACTTAACCGCTGAGGAAGAGCTGGGGGAGCTTGTCAGAAACGCCTGTGTTGCAGGATGCGATTATATGCAAGCCTGGGATCTGACCCCCGGAGAGCTGGAGGAATATGTGGAGGTATTCAACCAGCGCATGGAGATTCAAAGCTATTGGGGTTATAACCTGGCACAATGCATTGTTTCCATGGCCCTGAGCGGCAACCGTCCAGAGCCCTGGCAAGCTTTCCCGGGCTGGATCCAGCGGGAAGAAATGACGGATGATCAAATTTACGCAAGCTGTCTTGCCTGGTGCGGAGGTGATCCCCATGGAAGCAGGCCGACTGAATGAGCGTATCACACTGCTAACCTTTGTGCCGGAGAAATCCAGCACCAATCAGAAAAAGAAAGGCACCTACGTTCCTGCCTTTACGGTCTGGGCGGAGGTCAAATGTACCCAGAGTACGGTGCAGCAGGACGGCGGCACCATTTTGTACGAGACGGTATACCGTTTCAACATCAGCAAGCGGTCGGATATCCGTGCCTCCGAGATGCGGATCAAGTGGCGGGGCCGGGAGTTTTATATGACCGGCGAACCCATTGACTGGAAAACCGCCCGGGGCGGTATTACGCTGCTTGCAAAGGAGGTCACCTGATGAAAACAAATTGCATTGTTCTTTCGGATTCTGACCTGGCTGATGTAAGAAAGGAAATGGCCCAGATTCAGGCCATCGTGCAAACTGCCGCAGGTTCCCTGGCTGTCATGATCCGGACAAGGGCACCTAGAAAAAGCGGGGATCTGATCAAAGGTATTGTGCCGTCACCTTGGGAGGAAAATTCTGCTTATCCGGGGAAAATCGTCCGGCAGGTCTACATGGATGCCGGAATGAATGACACCTTTGTGAAGGTCACGAAAAATGGAAAGCGCTACTATTATCCGGCATCCCAGGAATTTGGCTTCCGGATTGCCCGGCGTTCTACGCTATCTCCAATGCAGGCTGCATCCTATCTGGCAGCACCCAAACGGGCAAAGGTACCGGGAAAATTCTTCATGCGTGATACCTTTGCTGAATATGTCCCAGTCTTTGTTTCCGATGTTGAGGATTTTGTAGATGAGGTGGTGGCCAAATGATTGAAGCCTTTCTTGTGTCCGAATTGGACACCGTGGCCGAACTGAACGGGCAGTTCTATCCTGTAGCTGCGCCCGTTGGGGATCTGGATCCGCCATTTTGCATTTACACCCGGGTTTCCGGGGAAATCGAACGAGATCTATCAGGGGATCCGGTATTTTACCGGGATGTTTACCGCCTGGATCTCTGTGGAGAAGATACGGACGCTTTGTTTGCTTTGGAGCAGAGGGTTATTTCGGCCCTGGCAAAGATAAATGTTTCATTTGAAGAACTGTATATTTTCTCTGCCGTTGCTGCGCCCGGTGCCCCGGATGGGTTTGATCTTACCATAGAAACCACCCTGCGCAGCATTACCTACACGGTGACCTATTGGAGGTGATGTAGTGGCAAGAAATATGATTGTCCGTCTTGGCGTTGACGCCTCGGACTTCAAAAAGAAAATGGAGCAAGCCGGTGCCGTCGCAGCGAGTGCCGGAAAGCGAATCAAAAAGGAACTTTCCGATGAGATTCTTAGTCGGAAAGTCGCCAATATTATGGGTTGGTCTTTGAATCCAACCGGTGTGGGGAACATTACCGCAGACAATGTAGGACAGGCTCAGAGTCAGCTTGCCACCGTCCGCTCCTACCGTGGCCGGCTGGCAAGCTATGGATAGGACTATCTTCAATTTGGCATGGTCTCGGAGCGAATCAAGGAACTGGAATACGACCTCAACGTATATGAGCAAAGCTTGAACCAAACTGCTGGTGCATATCGAAGAGCCGCTCGGGAAGCAGATGCTCTGGGCAATTCTGCCAGGCGAACCGGTTCCGCTGTTTCTGATGTTGCCCAGGATACTGAGAACATGGGCCAGGCTTCCAGACGTTCGGAATCCTTCCTTTCCAGAGCTGCCCGGGCCTTGCGCAATATTGGAAGCTCCGGCAGTCAATTAGGATCCGTTTCCGGATCCGTGCGTCGGATTGGGGACAGTGCCAGCCGCAGCAATTTGAATGTGGAAAAAATGCTCCGCTCCATCCGGAATATCTCTGTGGTTAGTTTTGCTTTTCGGGTCGCCCGAAGTCTGTTCGGAGAATTTTCCACCGTCGTGCGAAACTACATCAGTCAGAATGCCCAGCTGCAAGCCCAAGTAAAAGGCCTTTCATCCAGTTTGGGCCAGGCGCTGGCTCCTGCTATCAATGTTGTGGTAAATGCTCTGAGCTATGTGCTTCCATATGTGGTGGGCGTCAGCAATGCCATTGGACAGCTTTTGGGCGCCCTATTCGGCTCCGGATGGACGGCTGCAACCAAGGGTGCCCAGCAGACAGCAGCAGCCACAGGAGGCGCGGCAGCGGCCCAGAAAGAGCTGAACCGGCAGCTAATGTCCTTTGATGAAATTAACAAAATCAGCAGCAATTCCAGTTCTTCAGGGGCTGGGGGAGGCGGTGCAGGCTCTGCGATTACCCCCATTGAAGCAAAGACCCCGGCATGGCTGGAACGGTTCAAAGCAACTTTCTCAGAGTTATTTAACAGTGAGGAATTCCAGGCTGCAAACATCGGCGGAAAGCTCGGCATGTCGCTCCAGGCTGGTCTGGACTGGCTGGGCAATGAAGGGTTGATTTTTGACTGGCGCGGCGTTGGAACGAAGCTCCGTGAAGGATTGGATAGTGCTCTTGGGGCTGGATGGGTGGAGTCTCTTTTCCGTACTCTTGGAATTTACCTAGGTGGTTTTTCTGATTTTGTTTTGGGACTGATGGGTGGAGAATGGGAAGAGCTGAAGATTGCCTATCAAAACGAAGGTCTATTAGGCGCCGCTGCGTATGTGCTCGGTATATTTTCAGGCTTCCAAGGAAGTCAAATCAGTGCTGTGTTTTCCAAAATTTTGGCCCCTTTTTTCTCTGGCCTTGGAAAATACTTCCGTGAACACGGACAAAATGCCATTGCTGGATTCTTTGAAGGAATCGGCGACTGGATGAATAATGTCGGTACTTGGATCAAAGAAAATTTTACGGATCCAGTCATCAACACGACAAAGGCACTGCTGGGAATTCATAGCCCATCTACAGTATTTGCTTCCATGGGTGAAGATTGCATGGCCGGTTTGGGCAACGGATTTTCCAATGGTGTTAATTGGGTTCTGGAGAAGCTTAATGATTTGAAAGAGCGTGTACTCTCGATTGCGGACAATCTGAAAAGCGCCTTTTCTTTTGAATGGAGGCTGCCGAGCCTGAAACTTCCCCATCTGCAGGTCCATTGGGACCCGGTTGATAATGTGCTGGCCAATTTCTTTGGCGTGACTGCCTTCCCCAGGCTCAGCGTCAGCTGGTTCGCCAGAGGTGGTATCCTGGACGGGGCGCAGATTTTCGGCCGTATGGGCAGCACCTTGCTGGGCGGCGGTGAGGCAGGCAGAGAAGCGGTTCTCCCGCTGGATCGCAATACAGATTGGATGGACCAGATCGCCGAGCGTGTGGTTTCCCTGTTGGGATTCCAATCTGGCGGTGACGTGACTGTCACCATTCCGGTGACACTGGATGGGGATGTCATTACCAAAGTCGTCGCCCGAAATCTGCGGCAGCGTGCCAGAGCCACCGGCGGCTCTCCCTGGTAAGGAGGTACTATGAGCGATGTATTGCTAATCATCGACGGCGAGGATTTCACCGGCTACATCGATGCCAACGGAGGCTACGGTGTGACCCGTAACGATGTAGACGGAGATGAAGCAGGCAGAACCATGGATTCCACCATGAACCGTGATCGCATCGCCGTCAAGATGAAACTCAATATCAAATGCCGTCCTTTAACCGGGACGGAGTGCAAAAAGATTCTGAACGCTATCTACCCGGAATATATAACCGTTGCCTATAAAGACCCCCGAGTTGGCATTCGGGAGAACGTACAGATGTACTCGAATAACGTTCCTTCAGAGTACCTGTTCAAAAAGCCGGATGGTACAGAATGGTGGAGAGGGATCTCTTTCCCCCTGGTAGAGAGGTGATCCCATGCAGCAAACCTCAGAAACTTACCAGCGGATACTGGCCGGTGGGGAACACTGGTTTGAAAACTCCCTGGTTGTGGGTGACAGCGGCCGCCTTGTGGACAAGGATGGCGGGTTAATTCTGGTTGGTGGAGACGCCATTCTGGTTGACACCGGCGGTCCGGAGTCCGGATTCCGGGAAGATCAGCTGATCAGCGTAAAAACCAACCAGGAATCCTTTTCTGACGGCCAGCCAAGCGTTGGCAGTGCCGTTGCTGGGTATGCAGATGTCCAGATGGTAGCTCCTTTCAATGTGCCGAAGAAGGCCCGTGTGGCGCTTCACATCCGGGCAGTAAATGAAAATGAGGTATCGGAGTGGATCCCCCAGGGTGTTTTCTATATCGATACCAGAAAACAAACCCACACAAACCGTGGCTTTGACATTCTCAAATTCAAGGCCTACGACGCCATGCTTCTGGCTGAGATCACCTATCCCAGTGATAATCAGCACGATTACCCCATGCTGGACAGGGACATGGTGCAGTTTATTGCGGACAACATGAAGATCGATTCCAACGGCCGAGGCATCCAGGTGGATCCCCGTACTTGGGAGATCATGACCGCTGGGTATTATTTCCCGCTGCCTGTAGGCTATTCCATGCGGGAAGTACTTTGCATGATCGCCGCTGCATATGGCGGATTCTTCATCATTTCACCTGCCGGAGAGCTGCGGCTTGTCAGTATGTTCGACATGCCGCCGGAAACCCGCCATCTGATTACGGAAGATGGGTTCAAGATCACCGTCGGCGGTGTCTATATTCTGGTTTAGGAGGTGGCCTATGGCGGATAGCTTTAACCTGCTTCGCCGCGTCAAAAGCCTTGATATCGCTCCGGAGCAGCTGGGCTACACCGGTGTGGTGATCTTCGCTGGGCAGGATGAAGAAGGCAACAATATCGAATACTGTGCCGGTGATGAGACTGGCACGGTTTTGGAAATCAGTAATGAATGGGGCAGCCAGGCCCAGGCCAATGCCATTTACCAAAAAATCCGTGGATTCCGCTACCAACCCTACAAAGCTGCCAGCAGCAGAATAGACCCCGCTGCGGAAATCGGCGATGCAGTCACGATCTCGGATATCTACAGCGGAATTTTCGTCCGGCAGAGTACCTACGGCAGGAGCATTCTAACGGATTTGGAAGCACCTTCCAAGGAAGAAGTGGAGCACGAATTCCAGGTCAAGTCTCCTACAAGCCGACAGTATGAGCGATTTACCCGGTCTGTGCGAGCCACTTTATCCATCAATGCATCCCAAATTGCGGCAGAGGTAGCAGACAGAAAGGAAGCGGATAATATTCTCCGGGCAACCCTGGATGTACAGGCGAAGGAGATTGCGGCGAAAGTCTCCCAAGAGGGAGGAGATACATCCTCCTTCTGGTGGAAACTGCTGTATTCTCAATTTTCCGTTGGGAATCAGCAAGGGGAACGGTTCCGGGTTGACAAAAGCGGCGCCTTTGTCCAAGGGGAAATCCGAGCCACCAGCGGGAAGATTGGCGGATTCGATATCCGGTCGGATTATCTGTCTTACAACAATCAAACATGGGGCGGCACCAACACCACCGGTGCATACCTGGGCCGAAACGGATTCCAGATGGGGCGGGATTTTTCTGTTGATATGCAGGGACATGCCGTTATGGCAAGCGCGGACATCCGGGGAACGTTGCGGGCCGGTGATCTGATCTACGGCGGTGACGCCGGATATTTTGACGGATCTGGCATTGGCTCCCATACGGTTGCGGGTAACCGGCTTCAATATGGTACGGTATCCACATCCTACACCAGCGGCGGCATCAATACCAGCCTGGGATATGCCAACTTTGCAGACGATGTGTTTAACGGTAATGATATCGCCGGATATATGGGGACTTATAACCTGAAGTTGGACGGACATTGGTTAAACCGTGCAAGCGTGACAATTGACGGCGTCAGCCTGAAATATGTGTCTTGGATTTAAGGAGGAAACATGGAAAAAGTTAAAACTGCAACAGGAAAAGAATTTGACTGTGATATGGTGTCGGTGATTCCTTCCCCGCCTAGGTGTTACCTGCATATCCACAATACGCAGCTTTCCACGATTGCTGCCGTTTTTTCAAATCCAAGCGAAACCGCGCAACTGTGGCATGGTGAAAACTACATCTCCGGATTTAACAAGCTGCAGGCGATTTCCGACGATGACGGTGCCTACCGTGTGACGTTGAGGAAGGAGTAATCAATGGAAAATCTGAAGAACGCAATCAGCCTGCTGCATTCTGTAGAATCGACGATGGAAACGATCTCTGTTGTGGGGATCGACAACCAGGATAAATTCGTTGGTTGTGCTACAGCAGTCTCCCGCGTGGCGGAGCTGATTACCAAGTATATCCAGTTGCAGGAAGCAGCCGATCAGGAACGACAAAAGGGTGCAGAAGAAAAGGATGTGGCTGGTGATGGCTAATGTCTTAGTTAAAAGATGTTGCGCAGATCGCCCTGTTTTAAAGTGGGATGGAGCTGCCGCTGCATACATCTTTTGCCCAAGTTGTAAACGACGATCTCCTTCTTTTTCCATATATCACTGCGGGTGTAACAGCTATGCACCTGTTGATAGAAAAGATGTCGAAGCCGCAGCCAACGTCTGGAATAAGTCAATCACAAAGGAGGCAGTATTGAATGGCAGATAAAACGCTTGGTATGTTAGTCCCTGCGACTGACATTTTCCCGACGGATTTGTTTTTAGTGGAGCAGTCTGGCGCAGCCAAAAATGTTCCCGGTCAGGTGATGATCAACTTTTTGGTCCGAGTCGCCGATGGACACGGCGGCATTCAGTCCATTGTGAAAAAAAGCACAAGCGGGCTGGTTGACACATACAGAATCACACTGGCAGATACGACACCCTTTGATTTTATGGTTACCAACGGCAAGAGTATCAAATCCATTTCAAAGGCAAGCACAAGCGGATTGGTAGACACATATCGGATTACATTTAACGATGGACCCAGTAGCACCTTTACTGTAACAAACGGTGAAAAAGGTGACAAAGGTGACAATCAGTATGTGTGGATTAAGTATGCATCCCAGAAACCAACAGTAACAAGTCATTCGTTTGGCGATGTGGCTGATGACTGGATTGGCATCTATTCTGGCTCGTCTGACACTGCTCCAACGGACTGGACGCAGTATGAATGGTTCAAGATAAAGGGTGAAAAGGGCGACACGGGTGAACCGGCTACACTTGTAAGCTCTTCTGTAACCTATCAGGTGGGCGATTCCGGTACTATTATTCCTTCCGGTTCCTGGAGTGAAAGCATCCCACCGGTGACACAGGGGAAATATCTGTGGACGAAGGAAGTAACCAAGTTCAACACCGGCAATCCCATCACAAAGTATTCGGTTTCCCGATTTGGCATCGACGGCACTGGTGCAGTGTCTACCGTCAACGGTGTATCGCCTGACGGATCCGGAAATGTAGAACTGACTTCCGAGCAGCTGCAGTGCCTTGGTCTGGCTGGCGGGACGATGACTGGGCCGATCAATATGAATGGTCAGGCAATTACCGGATTGAATGATCCTGTTGAAGATGCCGATGCTGTCCGGAAGGCATATGTGGATAAGAATTTTGTTTCTATTGCCAACAATGCTGGTAGCCACAACGCTGTCTACCGCGGAAAGAATCTGGGTTCCAGCGTTACCCCGGAACAGTGGGCCGCGATCAAAGCAGGATCGTTTGAGGATCTGTTCATTGGCGACTACTGGGTAATCAATGGGGTGAATTGGAGAATTGCGGCATTTGATTACTATCTCAACACCGGTGACAAATTGTGTACCAGCCACCATGCTGTGATCGTTCCGGATACAGTTCTGTA